TTCTGTAGCATTAAGATATCCATACGCATACTCTGCTCCAGATCCCATAGCTAAGTATGGGAGGGTGTATTTAGACAAAGACATATCTGCAGAACTATGCTCATAAATTTGACCACGAACTACAATAATTAAACCAAGGTCTCCATCTTTTGATGTGTCTACCCAAAAATCATTATAGAATGCTCTAAGTTGTTTAATAAATTTGGTTTGCATAAACTTGTCTGTATCTTTAATATCTGGAACATATGGATTAAAATTGTAGCGAATGCGTTCTCCATCCATTGCTCCTGCATATCCAATTAAATATGGACCAAGCTTCCAAACCTTTGGACTAGACAATGCTAGAATGGTTCCATCATCTGAGGCACCACGATCACCTGCCATGTAAACTTTATTATTTATTTCATCACGGACTACAGCAATACAAGTCATGACAAACCCCCTCAGATAAGTATATTTAAGTATACCATTATCTGAAGGGGATGTCAATTATAGCCTATTATGACTGCTTATCTACTTTAGCAAATGCTGCATTTATTTCTGCTGCACTTAGCTTGCCATCATCTAGGAATGATCTCGCTAGTCTTTCAACTACTGTTGCTACTCCTAGAAGTCCCGCCATAGTTACTGCTGTAACTGTAGAAATACCAACTACCGCTCCTGCACCAATGACTGATAGTCCTGATGCTGCAAATACTGCAACAATTCTAAGGAAAATGTTCCAAAGGTTTGTTACTGCTGATGAACCAAGAACTTCTTCTCCTGTGGTAGGGTCTACTACTGTTAGGTCTACTTCTTTCTTTTTTGCCATTTTTATTCCTCCTTATTTCTAAATGGACTAGTTATAATCCATAATGCTGTGGTTGCTACAATTCCATAACCTACTATGGTTTTAGCGCTACCGTCTAATACAACCCAGGCAATAAACATTCCAAGAAGAGTCCATGCCTGATCTATTAGATCCTTTATTATATTTTTTATTATTCTTACCATCTTCTTCCTCCTCTTGAACCTGGTGAATTAGCACCTGAGCCTCCACCAGAACTTCCTCCTCCACTAGAACTTCCTCCAGTGGATCCTCCTGCTGCTGCAACTGCTGCTGCATTAATTGCTGCACCTGCTGCAACTACTGTTGCTACAACCATATCTGTTGCTTCTTCTCTTTCAGCATCTGACATATCAGCACCAATACTTCCAAGTGCTGCCAACGCTGCTCCTGGATCAGAGAATGCTGTTGATAATAATTCACCTGGATTTTGTAGCAATTCTACTTGTGCAGCAACTGCTGCTGTAATAACAACAGCATTACCATTTTCATCAGTTCTAACATCTACTGGAGTGCTTGGCGGAAGATCTTCATAGTCTAGTCCAGCCTTTTCTATGTCTTCTGAAGAAAGAGCTTCACCATTTGAATCTTCAAGTAGTGCTTCTAAGACTAATTCTTTTTGTTCTTCAGTTAATTCTTTGCCATCTAATGCATCTTCTATTGCTTGTTCTATTGCATCATCTATTGCTTGCTGTTCCGCTTCTTCTTCTGCTTGAGCTTCTGCTTCTTCTTGTGCTGCAGCCTCTTCTTCTAATCTATCTTGTTCAGCTTGCTCTGCTGCTGCTTGCTCTGCTTCTAATCTATCAGCCTCAGCTTGTGCTTCTTCCTCTGCCTGTGCTGCAGCCTCCGCTGCTGCTTCTGCCTCTGCCTGTGCTTGCATTTGTGCCTGATATGCAGCTGCTGCTGCTTGTCTTGCTGCCTCTTCTTGTTCTAAAGTATCGCTAACTATTTCTTGTGCTTCAGATACTGCATAATTCATATTAGAGATTGCTGGTGCAATTAATGCAACTGCTTGATTTGCAAGATTAGTTGTATGTGTCAAAAAAGATATTGCATTTGTTGCTGCTATATTTTTTGTATTATAAACTGTAGTTGTTGTAGCGAGATTTTGAGTAGCAATTGTTTTTTCAGATAAAGCAATATCTTTAACTGTAATTAAATTATTTAACTTTGTAGTTTCTTGTTGAACTACTATTTGTTGGTCTGCTATTTGTGATTGCAACTGCTCATTACCTACAGACATCATTGATTGAACTGGCTGACCTGTTACTTCTCTTACTCCAGTTCTAGGTCCACCATAAAGTCCAGTAGTATTTCCAGCAATTGTTGCAGTAGCAGTCCATTCTCCAGAATCTGGATTTACAATCATGAATAAATCTGTGTTGGTTGTTGGACCATTGCTATCTCCAAACCTTTTTAAATCCCAAGATATTGCAAGGGTATTTGATGTAGTGGTAACAGTAATAGACGCTCCAGTTCCACTACTCATATAATCAGATTGAAATACATAAATACCAGCAATTGATGGCCAATCCCAATATGTGTGATCTCCTTGGCCAAATGTCAGTGCTGACTTAGATGTTACATATAGTTGACTATTGTTTCCTTGACCTTCATATACTGTTTCACCTAATTTAATATCAAATGGTGTTGTAATTTTTGTAGAGGCATCACCCATCGGTGGCAGAACAACAGTGCTTATTACGTTTGTATCTATATTTTCTGGAGCAACATATCCATCAGTTGTATATGTCATAGAATTTGATGGGGTATTTTGTAGGGCAGTTAGTTCAGATGTCTCAGTATTTACTACAACAGTTTGTGTATTTACTGCAGTTGTGGCAACATTTAATGCTGTTGTTTTTGATTGTAGAGTAGTCGTGGCTGTTTGAAGGTTAGACAATGCTATATTTTTTTCTTCTATAGCAACTTCTGCTGTTTCCTCTGCTTGAACTTTATGTGCTAAAGCCACAGTAGCACTATCTACTACTGTCTGAGCCTGAGTTATAGAGGTCTGAGCCTGTGTGATAGTGGCTGTAATAGTCTCTGTAGGGCTTGTAATGGCTTCTGCTTGGGTTTCTATGATTTCCGTTGCTGTTTCAGCCTGAGTTATTGCAGTCTCTGCTGCCTCTATAATGGCTGTTGGTGTTTGAATAGCTACCGTTGATCCTGGTAAAATTTGTGCTGTTGTTGTGTTTGATGATGATACCTGTAATGTTATTTCATCTTCGGCATAGGAAAATTCAGCTGGGGCGAATATAAGCCACAAAACTACCAAGATTCCCACCAAACCACTCTTTAGTAGGAAAGTTTTAATGTAGGGTCACATCCTTTCCAAGATGTTTGATAAGGCTATTATATCATTTTATTGCACAAAAAAGGGAGCCAAACTTAATTGACTCCCCTAATTGTTGGACTAAGTTACTTAATTAATGCAACCTTAGCACGTGGATTCTTTGCATTCCACTTCTTGGCAAGTGCATTAAACTTTGCCTTATGATCTGCAATTGCAGTTGCAAGTGCTAGATCTGAAGCAGCCTTTGCAGAAACTGCAGCAGCTTTTGTTGCAGCGTGTGCTGCTCGCTCAGCAGCAAGTTGTGCCTGAACAGAAGCAAGCTCTGTTGCAAGATCACGGATTGCTACATTCTTAACTGCAACTCCTACTGGTGCTGCAAGACCTGTTACTGCTGCAGCTACTGTTGCTGTTGCAACAAGAGTGATTGATCCAGATGCTGGAACAGTTACATCTACAGTCTTAAGACCAAGAACTGTTGATCCTGCTGTTGCTGTATCTGTTGTATGTACAGTTGTTGTTGATGCTGTTGATGTAACAACCTGAAGGCTAACTGATGCAGCACCAATAGCATTTCCAAATACATCGTATGCGCCAAGAACTACCTTTTGAGTTGTTCCTGCAGCAGCAGTATCTGGTGTTGACATTGTGATTGCATTAAGTGCTCCAGCTGAACCCTTAAAGTAGTATGTAGTTGATGATCCACCAACTGTAACTACTACAGATCCATCTGCTACAGATGTTGTAAATACATAGAATGTTGCAGTAGCGCCACTACCTGTATTAACTGATGCTGTTGCAGATCCTGCTGTTGCAACTACTGGAGCCAAGGCTGTACCAATTGTTGTTAGAATCTTACCGTTTGTTGCAGATGCTGTTACTACTGTATTAGCAGCAAGTGAATCTACTACGATTGTTAATGCCTTTGAGACAAGAACATTGTTCTGGTCTGGCACTGGAATTGATACTGGGCTTACAGCAGTTGTTCCGCCTACGGCAGCAACTGAGTTTACAGTTAGAGTTGTAGCAGCAGTTGCTGATGTAACTCCAACCATTGTGCCCATTGCTAAGGCTGCAGCGATAGCAACTGAGATTTTCTTAAATGAATTCATTATTCTCCTTGTTTATTTTATATTAGTTTAAATTGATCAAGATAATCCCTGACATTTTCAGGAATTTTTTGACTATCTAATTCTATCATAGACTCCTGAGTTTTTGAAGTCTGTGATGAACTAGAAGACCATGTGTGTATTTCTATCTCTATATTGGTATTTTTTGGTGTATGTGATAATGCACCAAAGACAGCACCTGTTACAGCATCTGAAAGATCTTTAGATTTTTTTCTAGGGTGATCAACCTTTTTATCATTAATAATTTTAAGTTCTGACATTTCATCAAGGAGAAGTGGTATGTGTGGCATTATGACTCTTTCTTCATAAACCATCATTGCTAGATCTTCGTAATGTTTTTTACCAACAGAAACAGTATCGGTTCTTATTCCTACTGCTTGAAGTTCTTGCTGAATATCAAATGACTGCCATCTATCAAAGCTAACCATGCCTAGGTTAAATCCTTGTCTACGAAGGTTTTGAATCCATTGTTTTACTTCAGATAAATTAACTGGTCCCTCAACTTTTGGTTCCCACCAAACCACAGCATCAACAACAATCATTGGAGCAACTTGCTCATAGTCTTTTACAACCTGAAGGTTAACCCATTTGTCAACATGTGCAATTGCTACTGCACACTTATCGTGTTTTTGTGCAAGGTCAGCATGCACATAATAAATTTTATCTGGGTCTGGAACAAATGATGCATCAAACCTTTTATTAGAATCAATTGGATTTCTTGTAGTCATACATTTTTCAAGCTTTTCTTTTTGTTTGAAGAATGCGTCTGAAGAGTATGTTGGAATGCATGCAAAGCGTTGCATAGCATCACCCATGTCAGTAAAAAATGCTAACTTAAAATCATCAATTTGTCTTGTTGGGTTTACTACCCATGTTGGTCTCTTTAAGGCAAACACTCCAGGATATTTGTAAGCAATGATAGTATCTTCATCCCAGGCAATATCTAGATAGTTACCTTCAAGATCATCTGGAAACTCTGGATTCATTATAAATCTGTGTGTCTTTGTTACTATTTCTTTTTCCATAATCGCTGCTTCATACTTTTGAGATATAAAGTCCCCTGGATATCTGGGGAATGAAAGCAATGCAACCTTTCCTAGGTCAGGGAAACGAGAGTCTACAGAAGCACGGAATGCTTTGTATATGTTGTCAGCAGTTTTACCTTGATCGTTTGCAGTGCCAACTTCATTTGCAAACCCTGAAATTTCATCAAGTACTGCAAGGATTAAGTTCAAA